TATTTAGCAATCTGTCTTTTTAGCTTTTCAAGCATTTGAGGAATTTTGTCTGTCGCCCATAATTCCGTTGATGCAAGTACGTCTTTATTATCCATCGCTTCTACATATTCAGCGTAATTCATTCCGGCAACAATGACAAGTACATAATCATTAGAATACCTTTTTATGAGTTCTTCGGCAAGGTCTTTCCCGGCTTTTGCACCTTCCTGACCTCCGGCTTTGACACGTGCTGTAAATGAAATTTTTTTGCCATCTTTAGTAACATATTCAACTTGTTTTGTATGGGCTGCTTTCCCCATGCTACTGTCAAAACCGTAGCTTGAAACTATGTTGCCATTATGGGAAATAATATATCCAACAGAACTTCTAAGATTACCGGACTGGTCAAACCAGCTCTTTTCTCCGGGACGATCTCGGATTCTTCGTACACATTGCTCTCCAAGATAAGCTAAAGCACGTATTGTTAGTGTTTCTACGCGTTCTGCTTCTTTCATTAAAGTCTTATGTATTTCGTCCAGCTTGCCGGATAATTTTATTCCCATATTTTAAACCCAAATTTTACACTGAAGTTGGTAACGATGGAAACCTTTTACTTCAAATTCTCTTTCAATTCCTCCGAGCAGATTTATTTTAACCCTGTCTCCAATAGTAAAGGTCTGACAATTACTTGGAAGACAAACCGTATATGAATAGCTTCTTACAACACCGTCTTCAAACTCCCTTTCTTCCGCCTTTCCGGAAGGTACTGCATCACAAGGGATTGAGCCCTTCCATTCAGATGAACCGGGATGATAATTTCCATTTTCATCTTCATAGCCAGGTACAGCCACTAGGTATTGTAAACGATGTGGATTTCTATTTGCTACTGCCATACTACAACAAACAATCACCCACATATACCATTGGTTTTGCTTCCAGTTCTACTGAAGGCTCACCAATAGTATTGTAGATGGAGTTAACACGTAATAGTATTCGTTCTTTGTCTTTATCAGACAAAGCCCCGAAGGACTTGTCTGCTTCAGAGAAATTGATAGCCTGAACCAAAGACCAAAGACAATCAGCTAGAGCTCCCTGATATTCGTTAGAATGAGCTATGTCGTAATTAAACTCATCATCACCATTGAGATTACGTTTAATCATCACATTCTCTACAAAACCGATAGGGATCGGATAATGTATTTCGTCTATGAGGGCTTGCTGAATTGTCTTCATGGTTTACGATGCTTTATGAGATTCAACCGCCTTTTTCAATGCTTCTTCGTCTGCGTCACTTAATCTGTTGACTGCTGCGATTAGTTTATCATCGGAAACGGTGGAAGTAAGGTTCTTGCCTGCAATCTTGTTATATTCCGTCACAAACTCCGGCTTTTTGTAAGTTGCTCCCCAAATTGTAATCTTAACATCAGAAGTATCTTTCTCTTCTTCTGTTGTGTCTACTGTTTGGGCTTCCAGTATATCCAAAGAATAGATTTGATCTACGTTTTCGATAACCGGTAAGCAGATAGCCTGCCCGTTTGTAAATTCCTGCAATGGGTCTGTTTTAGAGTAGCGGCTAATCAACTTATATTCGTCAATAGTAGTATATTCCACTCCATTAACGGGATTAGTTGCTTCAGCCAAAGTTCCCCATACAAAAGAACCTACATTATCAGCGGAAGGGAGGAATATAAGTTTGTTTGCATTCCACGGCTTATAGGAAACCCTTTTCCCATTCTTTTCATAGGTAACAGAACGGTCAACTTTCAAGAACGAAATGCCACCATATTGATCCGAAAACGCTTCGTCAAATAAAGTAGATGTAGGAACCGGAAGTTTAGTATCATTATCAAAGGTTTGACCACGATAATTTGCGGCTAGTTCTTTAGCCCATTGAGATTGACGCATTTTGTTATATGTAGATAAAGCCAGCATAATAACTGAAATACTGTTACCGTCATCGTTAGCTTTACTTATAACTCTTTCAATATCATCTCCTGTAACTTCACCGGTAGTAACAACCCCAAAGCTATGTTCTGGTAAATAACCATAATCAACACGGAGACCTATACCAGTATTTTTATCATCGTCACCCTCAACAATAATGACACCATCGGATAGTCCTGTAAGGAAATTTGCTTCATTTCTCTCATCAATACCAATAGAGCAAGCTGTTCCATCGTCTAACATACGAGTGATTATGCGGTTAAGAACAGATTTCTTAGCTGCATCCGTGCTGGCGTTGGATAAATGAGCTCTCATAATGTTGATAGCATTAATTTGGGTCTCTCTTAGAATCTTTTTAATTCCAATCTTAGGCAATTCTCCGTTTGACCGTGCGATAGAATCTCGCTTTTTAGGTGAAAGCGGAGAGTCCATAGCCACCATATCAGCAGCGACATACGTAGTATTGGCAGATGTGCCTTCCCATTTCTGATCGGGGGAGTACACTTTAGTAAGCATCGTTTTGTGAAGATAGGTCAATGTCTTGTTTGTATCATTGATCTTTTCTTTCACATACAGGCTTAATTTAGGCCATATTCTTCTTACAAATTCAATAAACAATGATTCATTCATCTTTCACCTCCTTTTAATCGTGTAAAAAAACGAGTTGTGGCAATGACGTTTTTAATGCAGCTTTGATGCTGTCAACGGAATAAGGACTTGCCACATCATTAACTTCACCAGCATACATAATGCCTACAAATGGTTTGTCGGCAGGTTTTGAACAAACAACTACGCCAACATATTCATGATTGGATGGTAATGAATCGTAAGCTGTACCTGCAGAATTAACAGGCATCGGCTTATAAGTATCGTTCTCTGTATCGCGGATAACGATGTGCCCGGCTTTGATTACAGACTGCTTAAATCCAGTCATGTCTAACGTCCGGCCATTCATAATTCCGCCCAAATAGTTACGAATAACAATCGAATCCATTCCGGTTAGGATTGTTTCTTGTTCGTTGACTAAATCAGCTTTTGCGCCCATTTTTAATTTGTTTTTGATTAAAGGCCTTTAGCTATTGCTATGACCTCTTCGTCAGTTAATACTTCATTTTTTTCTTGTTTCTTACTTCCTGCACCTGGAGGATTCCCCAAACTAGATAGTCCTGCGTCGGCACGTTCTTGGTTGTAAGATTTCAAATCTTCCTCAACTTCGGAATAGAATTCTTCAAACTCTTCATCATTTTCAAACTTCATTTTATTGAAGGATTTCAATGTGCGAGTTCCGAATGTACCAGCATCTTTTAAAAGGGCTTCAAGTTTTGATTTTCGAGAAGTTGTTAGCTTTTCTCCCTCTAATGCGGAGATTTTGCCTGTTAAAGCTTCAATGGTTTGCATCATACTTTTAGCCCAATCGGGGGCATCACTCTTTCCTTTGTTTTGGGAATTCTTTTTGTTTAAACCCGGCTGGCGATTAGTGGAATTTGATAACTCATCGTCATCGTCGTCATCGGTTTCATCGTCGTCGTCATTCTTTTTGCGGTTTTCTTCGATTACTCGATTTGCAAAAGACTGGCTGACTTGTAGGTAGGGGAGAACCGCATCAATAGCTGTATCAATTTCTGCGTTTACGTCCTCATCGGAGGCATCGTCTGTGGAAGTTAGATTGTCGGCAATCTTGGCAGCGACACTCATCAATTCCTTTTTATTGAACCCGAATGCCTTCACTTTCGGTTTCAATTTTAGAAACACTTGTTGTTTTCTGTCCATTGTACAATGTTTTGGTTACTAAAATAGTCTGCGAAGTACGTATACCAGCAGACTATTCGCTTAGAACTTTACCAAACAATAGAGCAATGAGTTTTTACGACAAGTTCTGTGGCGTACGTCTTCATACGCATCTGATACAAAAGTAGTAAAAGTGGCGTAAACTCAATCATTTTTAGTGTTAAAGTATATAAAAAGTAAATGTTTGGATTTGCCTGAATGAAAGGCATTTAATTAGGCTATTCCTTTAGGTATCTATATGCTTTTAGGTATTTGTTTAATCTGTGAATATCTTTCTCTGTAAGTTCGTTCAAACGTGTTATATCCATGTTGTCTTCCAAGTCATGCAATTTAACTTGTCTTCCTATAGGGTTAAGCTTAGAACGTTTTATAAAATCTTCGTAACTTTCTCCTTTATTACGAGTAACTGAAATAATAGCATCAACAATATATTGTGGGAATCCTCCCATTAGTAAAAAATCAGCGGTAACTTCAGTATCTTCTATCGTATCATGCAGCAAAGCAACAATCCTTTCGTTATCTGTAGAACATTTATTTGCGACGCGGATAGGATGAAGTATATAAGGCATTCCTGCTTTGTCAACTTGATAAATATGCGCATCTGTTGCTATATGAAGCGCTTTCTCTAATAAAGTACTAATATCTGTCATATTCTGATTTTGAAATTTCTTTTCCGCCAAGAATTATATTACAAACTGTTTCATTGGATTGTGGAATTTCTATCTCGTTACGCCCACGATGTTTTATATACGATTTTGTTTGACCGTTATCGAGATGTAAACGGATAACTGCTTCCTCAAAATCGTCAAGTAAATAAACCGTTTCACCTGACTGTAATTTATTATATAATTCCTTTTGGTTCATTTTTATATGTAAAGATAGTGATTTTTATTGGAAATGACTATAATATTCAATTGATTTTTCAGCTATTTTTTGTGCCTTTTTATCAGCTTTGTCTAATACTCGCCATTCTTCATAATATTTATGTCCTAATCCTCCTTCCATACCTGTTTGCTTCTGTATTTCTTTCCAACGTTTTTCTCCAAGAATTCTTTTTGCGTCTTCCGGCTTTTCTTTGGCATAAATCATACGTTCTGTATTAACTTGAATTTCGGCAATTAATCCGTTAGATGTTTGGATATTGACTATATTGCCACTATATCCCATAAAGGATTCCGGTTTTTGCCTTTTCAGTCGTACAAACGAATCGCTTTCAGACAGTTCGTTTAATACTTGATCTATTTGTGATCTGGGGACTATAATTGTCGTCCTAACTGCGTCTTTTATATCGTATGGAGTTATACCTTCCGTTGTAACCTTTCTTGTTATTGATGAGATGCTTTTGTAATTGATTGGCGTTACAAATCCTTTATTCTTTTTAGCTATGGATTCCGCTAAACTTTGTACCTCATTCCCGACTAAAGAAGCACGATTAACAAGCTCTTTAGCTGAATTCTCGGTATTTATATTTTGAACAATTGATTTGTTATCTCTCAAAAAATAAGGTAGGGTGTTTCTTTTCTGGGCTTTCTCGATCTTTTGATGGTTTTCGAGTACCCATTTTTTGAATTCGTCAGGAACATCCTTTACTTCATTTATACTTTCTGTGGAAACATCGCTTCGTCCATCCCATTCCCAGAATTCTTCTTCTGTTTTGAGGATAGGAACTTTATAACATAAATCATTCGGATGCCATCCTGTCCAGGTGAAGTCTTTAGGATATTTACCGGCAAGTGTGTCACAAATGTCTCCATGTGGCATACGACTATGATGAGAAGAACTTAGTTTTATTTCATATCCGACTACGAAATCCATTTGTTTCCATCTTTCGTTTTCGGCTGTTCTATAAGCCATGTTTATTTCTGAACGAGCTAGACGTATGGAACGATACTCACAATCTTGTATATGTTCAGCACTGCCATATCTGTCTTTGTAATCTTTTTGCAGTAATGGGAAATCAAGAAGATACTTACTTATTTGCTTACTCAACGTAACAGCACTGGTTCCTTTTTGAATAGCGCATGAGATCGCAGCCTCTAGTTCTTCTTTGTAGATCATAGATTGCTGCCAGAGTTTTGCAGATATATTGAATCCTTTATCTTTTCGGTTCTGGAATGCTTTCAAAGCGCCTGAATTTGTTTGATACAAAACTTTATATTTCTCTCTGTCAACTTGGGCGTTATAAGCTATTAATACTTTGTTTGCTATTAAATCCTGTGCTTCATTACTGTTCTTCCATTCTTCGGTAGTACCGCGATAGATAGTTGCGTTTATATCCTCTACAAAGTGCTTCTGTATATCGTCAATTTGCTTTTTAGTTTGAGGGTAGTCAGACCATTTAAACGGCTTATCGCTATCAGGGGAATATTTAGTACGTGAAACGGCTTTGGCAGCTTCCAAATTCAGGGTATCGTATATTTGCTCAACGAGGGCTACATATCTGTTTAATCTCCTGTTGAGTTCTTGGTACTTCTTTTTCTGATTTGGAATCTTGGGTTTTGCCATTATTTCATTTGCTTTTTCTTATCCTTGTCGTCGGTAGGGTAGAGGTGGTGTTTTACTATAATCTTACCACAGATAGGACAATCCTGTACTATGTATTCCACTGTGACTACTCTAGTATGCTTTTTCATATTTATTCCTCCGAAATTCTATCAGGTGCTGGCATCTCCAATAATCGGATAGCTTTAATTGTTTCCTTTCCCTCCAATATCGCTTTACATAAACGATGGTAGCCATCAGCAATTTGACCTACTTCGTCAAGGATAATAGGATATTCAAGAGAACATTGATTCACCCGTTTGCATTGAAAAATGAAACTGTGAAGCTGATTACATTCAAATGGTTCAGCTGTAAGGTCTATATTCCATAGCGGCATATCAAGCACTGGGTATTCCTTTGCCTTGGCAAAATCGTAGAGCGTTTGAGCTTTCCAGATCTTGTCTCCACGATGATATTCACTTTCGCTAAAAGTTATGTTATCTATAGGAACCTGCATATTATTCTTTTTTTATATATACTTTGATTTCACCGGTAACATGGAGTTCATCACCAACTTTTTCAACGGAGTATTCTATTAGCCCCCTCTGGTTGATTGAGCTTACAATTGATTGGCGAATTTCATCTTTAACTTCCTTGATGAACATTTCATCTGATTTTCGATTAGACCAACCTTCATCAAGTTTCTTCTTTTTCCGGTAATCCTTCATTTCTTTTTTAGTTCGGGCAAGGCAGATACCAAGCTTCTTTGCTTCGTAGTTATCAACTCGTTCAATACTACTCAATCTTTCTTGTGGATTGATTTTTTCTGCTAATCTAATAAGCCAGTTTGATATTTTTGTCTTCATGATTTTAAGTTTTAAGCCAGCAGCGTAAACATCTGCTTACGCTGCTTTAACCTTTTTTACAGCTTGGCAGATAGGCTATTGTACAATTTCCCAGTCTTCTGCAAACACATCACTGATGGATGGTACCCACGAATCAGCACGTCCCGTATTCTCGTTATAGATAAGGCATTGGCTTGTATAGTCGATAAAACCTTTTCCTTTCAGAATAAGGTCTTTTGCGGATTGAGGCAATGACTGCATCTTGGGAATGGTATCGCTTTCAATATGGGCTGGTACTTGCTTGAATACCATCAGACCTTTGCCGTTCCAGCCAGCTCTACGGATGGCAAGACCAAACTTCAACGCCTGAATAGCGATACCGAAAGACATTCTTTTAATTGATACATCTTCCGTTATATTAGTTGCAATGTTGATACGGCAGCTTAAAGCCTGCAAGTATCGTCCCATAAGTTCACGCTGCAAAGAGAGCAGGAAAGCAGGATAATCTTCCTTAATAGCTTCACGGAATTTCTCGGAATCTACAAATACTGCACACTTCTCGAACTTTTCTATCAAATCAGAATGTTCAATATACAAACGGTCAAGGAAAGAGTCAGCTACCTTGTATGCCTTTTCAAACACATCCTTTGGTGACCAGCTTTCATATCCGTCTTCATAACGGACATGATAACCTTGTTCTGTTTCCTCATGCTTCTCAATGTCCTTACCATAGGGATTTTTACCGGTTTCTTGAACGAAGTCGCCCAATGTCATCAGCTCGGCTTCAATCTGTTTTGTGCTAATGTACTTTTTCATGATAGTGTATTTATTTACAAATCAAACATCTTCCTCTTCATAAGCCATCTTTGCACTCATGACACCAACCGAACTTAGCATCCTGATAGAAAGCCCCTTTTGTACGTCAAGCTCAAAAATTATGTTGTCATTGAATTGAGCGGCAGGGTATTGATACAATAGCGCATAATCCATTCCTTCCAGCTTTGCGTATATACTAAGTGTGCCACTCTTCTCTCTGTCTATCTGCATTACACATTTTCCAACAGAAGTAAACTCACAGGAATAGCCCTGTTTTTCTTTACTAAATTCTAGTACATCAGTTTTTGCCATAATATTTATATTTTAGATTATTATTCCGGTTCTTCGAATATATTGCTTATCCTGCTTCTGGAAGCATCTGCATCTTCTTTTTGGATTTGGGCAAGAGTTTCTTGTGGATCAGTAGAGATACCTAAGTTCTTGATGGCCTCTAATTGGCTGACAACTGCTTTTCCACCACTTGCTGTAACCCATTTTTCTATTTCTGACTTTTCATCATTTTGGATAAACGGAGTTATGATGTGCTCAACCTCAACATTGTCTACTTCATTTTTCCAAGAAACATTCATCATTTTTAGAAAGGCTTTGATTACGCTACATTCACGTTCAAATGCTTCTATCCATGCACCACTTTCATCTCCAACCTTTAAATGAGCGTCAGTAAGTAAAGTCTGCCTTGCATCAAATCCGATATTGCCAAGAGACTTCATGTTTTCGAAGGAAATATCCGGCATTTGTGATTGTGACCAGAACAACTTAACAAGGGTATCGACATGATATTTTAACGCCTCGATAGATTGTGCCCATGAAACATAGGACACGTCCCCGTTTTGTTCTACTCGGTAAACTCTACGGCTTTCTCCTTTATCTTCTCCTCCTTTTATGCCACCTGCTATTTTTAGGATAGGAGCGGAGTTATATGCTATGACATCGCTATTGCGTGAAAGGGTATATTCGATTTCTTTTCTGATATAGGAAAGACCGTGATAAATGGGAACAGGACGATAAACGTATACTCCGGGTATTTTCAGAATAACGACCGGCTCTGATTTAACTAATTCCCAACCGTTTCCCTGTTGTTTCCATTTATAATGAATGTTTGCCGTGTATGTCTCGAAATACGTAACTTCTTCATTTTTGACCTTTTTTGTGTATTCAAAAGACATTGCGATCATATCGCCAAGCTCATCAAGTAGAGGGTATAAGCTAACACCGTCCATTGGTGAGTAGGTTTTGCATTTTAGCTTATATTTACTTTTAAAGCCGTATAGAGTGTTGGGATTCTCAACTGTGTACCAAATGGTGAACACTTCGCATGAAGCAAAGTAAGCATTGCCTCGCTTAATATTCTCACTGTCAATACGGGCATACTTATATATCGCTTCAATCGCTTTCGCAATACTTTGGCGGGTTTCATTGTCTTCTATATTGTGATATACACGTTTAACCGGGATAGCGAACATGAATTCAGTCATTCGCTTGGTGAGGAGTTTTTCAAGTCCGATGTAGATACGGGAAGCTTTTTCTGTATCTCCATTAGATCGGATCTTATCTTTACGGGTAACTGTGTCAGATACTATATCATGTTCTGTTGGTTCGTAGTCTTTGAGAAGTTTATCCCATGAGGGGACTGTTACAGACTTTTCTTTCAAATCGTTGATTATGTTATCAACGGGCCGCGTACTGTCTAAGATAGAGGTGATTTCGTCCATTTGAGTAGAATATTACTTAATATTCGTTTTTACTTGGTGCAAATATAATAAAAGTCGCGTAATTTATATCACTTTTATTTATAAATATCCAACTAATTTGATAGCTTCATGCATGTAATAAGGGAAATTAATGACAGCAATCTCACCAGAATATCCACAACGCCATAATTCAGCCTGCCAATCTTGTATATCATCACGTTCATCAATATTGTACTTCTTCATTAAATCTCTCATGATAGCGCAATCCTCATATCTTTCCATAACTTTAGCAGAAGAATAAAGATTGAGTAAGACGTATTTTCCATAAAGGAGAAGTACTTTTTCAAATATATCAAACCGATTTTGTGTCATAGATTTATTTTCTATTACTTATATTTTCTAAAATCTTAATCGCTTTATCAATACCGGCTTCATTGAATCCTTCCCACGGTTCACTAAAGTAATAAGCACAACCATCTTCCACATTATCTATATCCTTTGATTCACAATCGGTGTAGCATGATAATTCGAAGCAGTATCCATGATGAGTATAAATCTTTCTGTGAAGTCTATCGTTCTCTGTATCTTCGGATTCGTGTATGGATATTCCGTCACTTTCTTCTCCAAAGTTACTTAATATACAACTGACTATATCCCATATATGCTTTTCTTTACTCATATCATTATCCATTAGTAGAATAAACTCCATCTACAGGTATACCATCTCCATACTTTGATTTAACATTCTCGCAATATTCTATGTACTTTCGGTAATATTCAAGTTCTTCGTCTGTGGGTGCTGTTTGAATGGAAGCAACAAGAGATTCTAGTTTTTTGAACTCCTTATTTTTAATATGATAAATAACCCCGTCTATTACTATTTTCTTCATTTCAACTTTGCTTTCTTTTGTTTTAAATCTTCAATCATCTGTTCAAGGCGATTGTATTCTTCTCTCCCAGCATTGTAATCAAGTACGATACAATCACGGCAAAACTCTAACCGTTTGATCTGTTGTTCTATTGTTTCATTCATATATGTATCTTTTAAAAGTCACACATTATAGTATATTTAGTTTGCAAAATTCTTAGAACTTTTTCTGTTACATGAATTATATCTTCATTATACCTTTTTACGTTTCTGCCATATCCTTGTATGTCTTTATTTATTTTCTGGCGGAGTGTAGTACTTTTAGGTAAACTGATTTCATAGAAACCTCCATCAATTGAAGTTATCAACATATCAGCTTTCTTCTTTTGATAATCCAGTTCTGTTTCTTTGTATTCACCTTTGGGAATGAAATTAGGATTGGGTACTAAGTAGCCTTCTGCTACTACATTTCCATTTATATCATATACTTTCATAATCGTGTATGCTAATAGAAAAACATTTTACAGTGGTTATTGTACAATCTTGATCTCAACGGGCTAGGGTTGGCGAGCCAAGCAAAATGAAAATTTAGGCTAATTTCACACATTACGTTTTTATGGTGAATCCATTGTTCTTTTGTCATAATCGTATATTTAAGCGTTGATACCAATTGCATTTCTCATAAAGTTACTCGCTTGCTCTACTGACATATTCAGTTTTTTCTGAATCAGAAGAAGCATACAATTAACTTGTTCTTTCGTATCCAAATTACCTTGTACAAACTCTGACATGATAAATTTTTCTATTGTTCTTTGTTGGATAATTGTTGCTTTCATTAAAACCTGTTTTAAAGATGAGTATATAAACCTGTCACTTGTGTAAACACTTCTTGCAACTGTTCAGAATAAATATCGCTCGTAAAGTAGATCTCTTCAGTTTCAGAGAAAGAGAAGGTCCTTTTGTTGAATTTCGAGGATTTGATGAATCTCATAGAATAAACATCCTTACCTTCTTCATAAGTGACGATTAATTTATCCGCGCCAGATTTGTTCCTGCTCAATTTAATAATCTGCTCCATGTTGCCAGATTCATTTTCCATATAACCGGTAAATTCTGAACCCGTCATAACTACAAATTTATGTCCACCAAGTTGTTGGTATAGGGACAACATAATTTCTTTTATTTGTTCTTTTGAATGTTTCATTGTAATATCGGAATTAAAAAGCTGGAAGAGTTTCTGATTGACCATTTGCATAAGCGAAAATTTGTGCTATTTCTTTAGCTAATCTTCGACTATGTTCTTTGTCACGGCCATCGTATCCATTTCTATTATGTTTTTTGAGTTCTTCTCTTGCATTAGAGAGTGTTGTTGCTGTTTTCGTACAGGGATTTGCATCAAATTTAGCTTGGGCTTCATCAAATTTAGCTTGCAACTCTTTTTCTTTATTCATCCATTCTTCTTTTTTCATTGCTCTTATGTTTTAATTGTTAGTATTATTGGTTTCTTTTAGTATTGTAAAGATACTCATTATCAGTGAGTTAACCAAATATTTATTCAATTATTTTAGGCGTAATTCGTTCATAATCAAATATTTAACTTTTGCTATAAAACAAAAATGGCGCCGACTTTCACAAGCCAGCGCACATAAGAGCAATGAAAACACCAAAAAGAAGTGTTTTCAAACGCAAAGGTACTAAAAGAAACACAACTACAAAAAATCTTTGAGCAACTCTTCATCACTAATAAAGTTGTAATCTCTAGGATAAAACGTATTCGCTAATGCGTCCATATAGTCAGGAGAACGTTTGATACGTTTCTTGACATCTTCTTTAGGCTCAATGATAATCTTTCCATTACTAAGGAATTTCCACTTGGTTTCGGTAGCTTCCTCCATTAGTTGATCGCAGGGTGGGAGAGCAGCTCCAAAACCATTTTTAGGATTGAGCCAGTCACGTAAAGCCCAATATAGGTATGCTCTCATATTGGCAAATTCATATTCGCCAGTAATATCGTGTAAGCCATCTGCACCTTCGGAATATTTACAAGAAAAAGCATTCCTATACTCTTCTTCTAGTAGCCTGGAATATACTCCAGCTCCTTCACCGATAGTATCAATAAACGCTTTTGCTCCTTTCTTCTTCAGGTAGGGAATCGTCATACCTACTACGTGCATGTGATCCGCACGTCCGGCAGATTGATGAACTTCAAATTGAGAAACGTAGTTGCCGTATCGCGGACAAAGCACACTGTTATCGCGTCCCATACCGGCAACGTCAACACCTAGCTTACAAGATTTGGCTGGGGTGAAACCGCTTGCTTGTAATTCCTGCCAATTCCTGTTTGCTATTTCTATCCATTCATAAGGAATAAGCACATCTTCAGAAACTTTCGGGAACATACCAAGTACCTTGACGCGAAACAAATCGTTAGGTCGGTATAGCTTACCTTCCCAATTGAAATCGCCTTCTCCCTCGTTGAAATCTGTTCGCTGAATGGGGGAGCACCAATTTATCACCTTGTCCTTAACCCATTCATAATCCACTTGACCGGGTATTACTATTTGCTTCTTTACTACATTTTCTGCATTTAGAGAGCTAAGTCTGAATTTGGCAAAACGGTCAGACTTCATGGCACGAGCTGCGTAACCAGTAGTAACATTAGGATTGAACACTATGAGAAAGCGAGAATTACCCTGTAAGTTACCCTCAATAGCGTTGTAAGTCGCTTCTGATATACCGGAAGCTTCAGTAACAACAAACATAGTATTTACAGCGTGGAAACCAGACCAAGCTTCCGTATTGTCGTCACCAGCTTTAAACCCTGTTAGGAACCACTCTTCGTAATCAGTTTTAATGCCGGAAGACAATAAGCGTCCGGGCAAGAACCCTGCATTTCTAAATAAGCGGGATATTTCAGGTATCATGATATTTTGAACCTGACGGGCTGTAGGAGCTGTCATGGCAATCTTGGTATTCTTAACTAACTTACCTTCTTTCCAACGTGGAGTAAGATACATAAAACACATAGATGCACAAGCCGCAATATAATCCTTTCCCCTTGCCGTGCCTGAAGCTACAGCAGTCATTGGATTATGCTGAACGGATTGAAGAATGGCTTGCTGTTCCTTGTCTAACCTTGAATGAAGAACATCATGAGCGAATTTGCACCAATCCTCCCGCCATGCTTTCATGTATCTTATAGACTTGTTATCTTTGCTCATTCTTCATCGTCTGGCAATTCTTGCATTAATTTCTCAAATGGATTAATATTCAAATCTTGCTCTACTTTTTCAACGTAACCGCGATGCTTCATTTTAGTCTTACTTAACCAAATAAGCATGGTGTTATCTTGTTCCGTCAAAGCTTTAGCAAACATTGTCGTTTCTAGCTTATCATAGAAACTTTCTTCTACTTCTTTCCATTTTTCAGCAAAATCTGGATCATTCGATTTCCATTTATAAGCAATGGAGCGTGAGATTTCTACAGCTTCACAAGCTGCGGTAACATTCAGCATCCTTGCTTCCAATGCTTTTAAAAACTTAGCTTTCTTTTGCCTTGTATTAAGCCTGTACTTCTGTGCCATCTTTACTTCCCTCCAATACATTATTCACAATTTCCAACATTTTGCATATACTCAAAGCCTGTGCTTTGATTTTGTATTTCGCCTGAACTTTTGCGGATACTTCATTTAATCGATACATTGTTTCCATGTCCAATAAAGTAAGGTTGCCAAGTTCTTTTTCTGAATAGCAATCCAATGTTTCCATTAATTTGTCAAATGAGACTTTCTGTGTATCTACAAACATAAGAGTTACTGGAACAATTTCATTATTCGGCATTTCAACTGTATAGTTGATGTCTTTAACGCTTTCTAGTACTTCATTACTGATATGAGCATACTCTTTCAGTGCGACATCCGTTATTTCATCAAGTAATTGCTTTAAAATTTCTGCATCGTCTTGACCGACAATACTGTTGTGGCTTAACTGCGTAGCAAGTAACCAGTCATTATTTGTCTCCTCTTCATCTATATACATGACATGGATAGAGGTAAGACCTGCCATTTTTGCAGCTTGTGTACGATGATTTCCACTTACTACTGTATATGTGCCATCCGGATGTTTCACACAAAACGGAACGGATGAAAGTTGTCCGTCTCTACGTATGTTATTTACTAATGCATTAAACGTGTCTTGCTGCATGAAATGTGCATTTTTTTTAACTAGTTTAATATCAGACAACTGTACTTCTGCTATCTTGAATTTTCCCATATATTATTCCTTTCTTGGTTCATCACTGTATTTTTCTACAAATGTTTTTAAAATATCATCTAAGTTGCCACGAATACCTGCATCTTGTATGTAATGGAGTTTACCAACGCAACGTTCATGTAATTTGAATACACCACGATATTTCATACTTACAGGTTTATCGGTGAACACGGAAGTAGCAATAACACCACATTGATGTTTATATCTTATATCCAGTTCTGATTTAAATTCTGATGAAAGAACGCCCATAATTAGCAATCGGCTCAACTTAGGCAGAGGGTGGTCTATGACAAAATCCGATTTCATCCAAACTGCATCCATGCCGTATTTGCTGACCTTCAGGAAGTCAAACATACAAGCTCCGAACACGTAATTATCCAAGAACCACAAATAACAGAACGGAGCTGATCCGAGTATGATGCCTTTCTTCAAGTAAATCATGCGCAGATAATCAATTTCTGCCATAGAAGCACGAACAAACCGGAGTTTGCTATTATTTGTAAGTACGTAATCGTCTGGCAACCGTTTATATTTTAGAGGGATGATAGTCCGCTTGTTAAAACTGCTGTCTCCACTTTCTACCACATTAGACCAAATATATGTGCGTTGGTCTTTGAATACCTCTCTTCTGCCCATAAATCCATGCTGCGAGAGAGCCATGTAATTAACTTGTTCTTCATCTATTTCTGCATATTTCGTTTTAGTTCGTTCTTGAGATCCAAAATCATCCAATAAGAAACGCTGTAATGCGTTGCTTGTGGCTTTCATACCGGAATGAAATTCATTCTGATAGATCAATATGTCATTCTCTTTGCAGTTAAGAATTGCATCTGATATATCAGCACAATAAAATACTTCAATAGACTTACTTTTAAGGCTGTCTACGAGCTTTTGGTAACGTTCCGTATACTTCTTATGGTAATGCTCCAATTTTGCCATAAAATCGTCATAAAGCGACTTATGGTAAATATCTTGTGAGTTCTTATGCTTCTTGATGGCATTGAACAGATGGATAGTGGCAATAATTTCAGCCGGACTTTCAGACTTGATATTCAGAAACTCATATTCATCATTAAAACGCAGTTCTTTTATCTCTCCCTTGATTGCCTTATACATCATGTAGATAAAATACTCCTTTGTATACACCTTAATCTCACGGTTGGTAAGTATTTGCTCTATATCCATATAGTATGAGTTTACCACATGAGCAATATCAAATTTGGCCGCTTCTTTCTTGATGAAGGAAAGCATACGATTAGTTTTCTTAAACATGGAGCCTACTATCGTAACATTGTCCGAGTGTTCTGCTGCCCAAAGTAACGGTTTATGTCTTTGGGGAACCTTGGAATAGTCTATATGGAATGTCTCAAGACATTTGTCAATAGTGGTGAGTTGCTTATACTCTTCTATGTCTTCATGTAGGTAGGCATATTCTACAAATGAATACATGAATTTGATTGTTTCCAGCACCTTGTCGAAGTCCCATGAACTATTGAAGATACGGAATTCTGCTGTTCCTATCTTTTCAATAGAACATAAGTTGAGCCAGTACCGGATATGTCCTCTATCTGACCCATTACTAAAAACTTTCAGTAAATTCTCAATATTATCTGCTTCAAGAACTCGTTTTACAACATCCCAAGGTGGACTGGGTACGAGATATTTTGTTTCCCACCACTCGGCAATGTCAAATATTCGTTTGATTGGATAAGCGGTGTAGTAGGAGAGGGCAAACAAACGTTTGATAACATTCAAGTCCATATCTTTGATGTATAGATGTGCATCAAAACCTTCATTCCACATGAGATAACTTCCTGCATCTCTCATGGTCTGAATAAAATTCTTCAACTCCTGCAAATCTTCTATACAATAATGGTATGGGCGTGTGTTTATTTCCCCGCCAAATTGACCGTGATGCGTAACTGCCGATCCATCCGAGTTATTCATCATGGTTAGCTTGTTATCCGTCCACTTGTAACCCGATGGAAGAGGAATGTGCTCTTTATCACCATCAGCGAACTCCAGTTCCATGCCAAATGTGCGATTGGCTATATAGTCAATCCACGGTTTATCTATATTCGTGTTCTGCATATCTCAACTTGACTAATGATTTATAATCAGGGACAAAACGAACCACATCACCAATGTGATAATCCGAAACATGGTCACATTGCATTATTGTATATTCGCTGGAGCTATCTACATACTTCAAATTGGTATAATAGGGAATTCTGCATTTAGCCATGTCCGCCATTGAATAACCGCAATCGAGAATGAGTTGATTACGCTCTGGATAGATGCCTATTATTCTTGTTTGTAGTTCTATCCCATTAAAGCCTTTTTTCTCTTCATTATTGCAATATGGAATAGTGCCAAACAGCATATATTCTCCTATTCGCACATCACTTATGAAGTTTGGAAGTTTGTCATACTGTCCGAGCCAAAAACTTCCTCCTAAACTGATGGATTCAATATATCCTTTTAGGTTGTCCCAGATGTCGTATAATCGCGACATTGGCGGGTATTTGTCATTGAGGCAACCGGAAGTAATCATACCGTATATATGAGCATCTGAAAGCATCCTTATTTCGTTAGCTAGTTTGCTTGCTTCATAAATGCTTAAACCTTCTCTGTTATCGTAAGCGTCAATTGGAATGTAGTAGTTGTGTATTCCTTGGCAACCCTCTCCATTAATAGTGAGATATTTCCAAGAGTCAGCAAATGATGTTACTACTGCACCTATATTATCTTTTGTCGCTTTCCCAATAGAATAACATACGCTATCTTTCAAATGTAACCCGAAAATCTTATTTCTTATTTTATCCGCTATATGCTCATGAATATCTTCATAGAAGTCCTTAAACATTAATGAAATGGGAACATTAACAAACGATTGCGCCTTTTCAATGTTCTCTATTATATTCTTGGTATAGACAATAACTTTCATAGCTCCCACTTTAAGATTAAACGTTCAATCCCTTTGTATTTGGTATCACGTTTGAACGAGAACCCGGCATTGGTAAAACTCTTGATACTTGCTTCATTTTTGGGTGAGGTCATGGCAAATACCTCTTGTGCACCGTTTGAAACCAATTTTGCAAGATTAGCATTGAGTAGAATGTACTGAAAGCTATTACCCCTATAATCTGAACGAACGAAACATTTATCTACGTAGGCAGTACCGTATTCAGTGAAATATGCAAGCGAATAAGCAACCAGCTTATCATTTGTCAATAATCCGTAACTGCAACCAGATTGCAAGCACTTGACTATATCTTCCGGTTCCGAAGCGAAACACATATCAGGATCAGAGAGCAACTTTTGCTCAATTTCTTCTATGGTAGTAATGTCAGACATAGATAAAGCTTTCACTTGCATATTGTATTCTATGCTTCCTTTATGCGTCGGGAACAATGGTTCGTAACGGTCAATCCATGCTTTAGAAAGGAATGTGTCTATATCGACTTTAGGCAATAATGCTTTTCTATAATTGTCGAAAATGTCTAGTACAAATTCTTTATGCTTAGTAAGTTGCTCATTTTTCAACGGACATTTACTGCTACGGAAAACAAGACCTTTTTTTACCGACTTTACCCACAAAGGATAAGTTCTACACATGATAGGTTTGTAGCCATTATCACATGATTTACAGTCTTTAGCGATACATTTAATCTTTTTACCGCCAAAGTAATCATCATCTATAATCTGTAAATGGGAGATTTCTTTTTCATACCCGTCAAGTTCATGGGGGAGAATTACAATATGTCCGTCCGATCCGAACGAACAACACTTCCAACCGCAGCCGGAGTTTTCACATGCTCTTATTAGTCCTTTTTCGTCCATATATTTAGGTTGTATATAACTTCATATACATTTTGCGTTAAATGCCTGTCGAGCGTATTCCCGACAGGCCTAAATACAAATCCATCATTTTTCAAGCTACTTGCAAGAACACTTATGCAATCTATTCGGCTTCTTTACAGTCGTGTCAGATGGCAATTTCCATCACCCCGTAAACTGCACAAGCTTTAATGCTCTTGTTTTCGCTTATCGCTACTATAAGGGTTGAGGGATAAGCAGGATTCGAACCTGCACAAGTATCGTCTGCTTTCTCGTTTTCGTCCGTAGATTGGTTATCCTACGATCTTTAAACTACTCGACCTGTTACTAACAGCCGGTCTTGATGACATCCATTCTTATGTACACTTGGAACTTCCGTTCATTTAGTCTTAGCTCCCTATGACCATTTTATCCCTTAGTAGTGGTAGCAGGATTCGAACCTGCATGATAGGAGTTATTTTGCTGTTACATTTAAAAACAGCCATGCCCGTTTATTTTTACAACCTTAGCCTAGGGTTAACCTATCTATAAACATGTCACTTTAGCGTCTACTAATTCCGCCATACCACCAAATTTGCGTGTCTTTCCACGCTGTCAGATTGTTTGCAGTACCAACTAAATGCAAGGAATCGAACCTTGTCGCTTACTTTACACAACCTCAATCAACGAGCCGAGTTTAACGGCATTCGAGCGGAAACAGGGAATCGAACCCCACTCTTTGGCTGGAATGCCAACGCTCTACCGATGAGCTATTTCCGCAAATGCCTATGCTGTCAAACCACCGCTTGCTTGGCAAATTTGACAGCATCCCATCAAACGCTATTGACGGTTGGCTAATAATTCCGGATTGTCATAAATATTACCTGCATATCTAATTCCGAACATATCTATCATTTGTCCTATTGGTTTGTTCCCAAGATTTTGAGACAGAACTTCTAATAGCACAAAAGAACCGATTTTATCACTATACACTACCTCACATAATACGCCAGCACATTCAACTAAATCATGCTCATATATTTCTTTCCCGCTCTTGTCACACAAGCCGGTGAACTGCCCAAGAGTATTTTCGTCTATTTTTTCAACGTCATTATCGTGCAACCAAGTTCCATCTCCATCTTGAATAAGCGTATAAGAATCTCTTATCCATCCCTTACCATCAATGCGCTTCCCTCTAAACTTAATCCTTCTCATACTCAAAATAAACTTGCTTGTTCGTATTTAGGTTCCTTTTTCTCAACTACTCCGAACTCTGTTATTTCAATGCCAGTCTTTTCAGTAAGCCATTTTGCCAAAATATGACGATGGCAGAAATCACCCGGTTTTTCGTAACAGCATAGAGCGACATCTTTACCTTCACTGTGTCGTTGGATAGTTTGAATCAATTCTTGCGGATTGACTTTTGCAAGAACATCATTCAAATACATACTCGTGTACTCTTCATAAGTCCATTTGTCATCTAACATATATCTTCTTGGTGCAACCTCTATAATTTGAGGTGCGTTATAAAATTTTGGTCTGCCTAAAGCGACACATATCATTTTGATGTTCGCTGCTGCCAGTTTTCTGTAATTTCCAAAATATGATGTATAAATCCTCATTGCTTTAATTTTATGGTGTAAAGATACAAAAAGTGGCGTAAATTCAATCACTTTTAGTCATAAATTTGTCTAATTTGATAATTTTATTGTCTCAACTTTATAGCACCTCATCATGTGGTCTGTTTCGCGTCCCATATTGAATGTTTTGCCAAGATAGTACATGTGAGCTTCTTCCTCTGGTAGGTTGATAGGAGTGACAAACCAATCTTTATTACCTTGTTCGTCTTTTAAATACACTTTTACTGTTGTTTTCATTGCTCTATGTTTTATAAAAGTAGGGTTAATCAATATTCTCAATTAATTTAAGAACAAGATATTCTGGTGAAACACCTTTGATTTCACAAAAATCGAGGACGTCTTCTTTTTTGATATTTGAGATTTCAACTCCTCGAATAGTCATTTTTTTTGTTTGGATTGTTTTTTCATTGCAATCCATACGCTTGAATCTGTTTTTGTAATCATTCATAATTTACACTTTTACCGTTGTTTATATTAAAATGAAGGGTCGATATAATGGCTCTGATAATGGAGCATCAATAATACTCCATCTTTATACGGTTGTCCTTCCATAACCCAATATCCATTTCTTCTTTTGGTAAACACTTTTTCTTCTCCTTCAAGTTCTGGTAGAATTTCATATTTCCCATCGTAATAGTCAATGCATCTCGTCTGGTTACAAGTGACTTCAATTTTGCAAGGAGAAATTATTTTTGTTACTGTAGCTGCGCGTTTATCAGAGTAATAGCAAATTGTACAGCCTAGACCAAGCTCTGGTATAAGGTTCTTAATAGCTTCCATTCGTTCTTTATCTTTTTCTTGTCTCCATTTGAAAAAGTTTTTTTCGTCCGATGGGCACTCTCTTTTTTCTATTTCATGAAGAATTGCAAAACTTTCTTTGCTTGTTAATTTACTCAATGTTTTCATTGCTCTATATTTTATCCGTTATACGTTGCTGTTATTTCTTTAGCATGAAGTTCTTTTCTCAACTCACCGTTCTTGTATATTCTTACAGATACGATTCTAACCGTATCGGATAGGAAACGTCCACAGTCTTTTGTTACCTTTTGCTCTAACTTAAGTGCCTTCGCTAAATCTTTGGTACGCTTTTTTATGGTGCTCTTGAATCCGAAGACGAAATCTTCGGTGTCAATCTCGAACTGATAGGTGTCAGAGTGTAATATCTGGTTAAGTTCGGATGTCATTCGTTGTATTTTGCTCATTGATTTATGCTTTAAAATTCAACAATTGCAATTTCATATTCAAGACCTGAAAGAACACCTTCAATCAAAGATTGCATTTGTTCCATTTCTTCCAACTCTGTTTCTTCAAACTCTTTTGATTCCCAGATGTTCGATGCAGTCCATTCACCATTCTCTGAAAGGAAGCGATTATCTTCTATTCTCCAATAACCATTTCTCGCATCTCTTAAACTGATTTCAACTTCTATCTTTTTCATTGCTCTTATTGATTAATTTGTTATTTTTGATATGTAAAGATACAAATAATATATTGATTACCAATAAGTTAAATTAGAAATATGCATGGCTTAAACTTTGTTTAACTATTTCATTTTCAAGTACTTCGATGTAATAATAGACTTGCTTTTCTCTATCTCCTTGTCGATGTCAATTCCAAGTTGACGATAGAACGAGCCTTTTCCGGAAAGGCTTTCACTTGCTATTTTTAAGGTTCTTTGCTCTTCTTTGGTAAATCCTATGCGAAAGGTGGAGAAAATTGCTAGTGCGGCTTTAAAATCACCGCACTGGAGTAGTGAAATAGCTTTGTTGGTTTTCGTTTCCATTAATCTATGAGTATTTCCGATCCAATCATTTTATTTGCTCTACTAGCATTTACAAAATAAAAGCGTCCCTTAGAAACATAACTGTCTTCTGATGTGTACACTTTTATAGCGTAGTATTGTCTTTGAGCTTGTGAATAACATATTTCCCAGATTGTTTTCCATTTGACAATAAACTTATTGCCTTTTGCTAGTTCTTGTTCTATTTCATCTGATCTGAATTTAATACCGGCTAGTACTAGTATATTTTTATTTTTCATCTCCCCATAACTTTTTAGCCAGATCATATTTTTTTTGCAACTCATTCACTTCCTTTTTGGCATAAGTGAGGGCGTAAGAGTGACTACGTGGATATTTTCCGGACATCACACCTTCATGGTATTCTTTCGCTTGTTCCAACTTGTGTTCGTAGAAGTCAATACTTTCCGGCATAGAAAGATTGATCGTTTCAGCGCGTTTTTCCCAGTACTTGGCTACTCTTTCATGTTCGGCAGCTTTATCACTAAGCTCGACGCTTTTCCCCATATTATTCCAGGCGTCATCTATCATTTTACGATGTCCTCGTTCGCTATGGTGTCCTACTTTGATAGGCTCACCCAAAGAAAGGAAATCCCGATGTTTGTTTGATTTCTGAAAATATTCATCGCTCTTTTGTGCTGCTGATAATGCCCATTCATGCCTGCGTTCCGCTCTTTGCCTTGCCCATTCTTGTACATTGAAACCATCTGCTCTGACGATGGAATAGTAGTAAAAGCCACTTTTTTCGGCTATCAGATTAAAAACTATGCAAGCATTTTCTTTGCCATACTTGGTTGTAACTAGAATTTCTTCGCCTCTTTCGTGCTTCTCTTCGCACTTTGCCAAAAATACGTTTGGCGCAAATTTGTAATATGTGTTCATTGCTCTTATGTGTTATATAGGGCTTTCGCGCTGTTGGTTAAACTTATGCTAAATCTATCGCTCTTGCAGGAACCCCAATCATCGTCCATGTCTTACCGTTTTTTAGATAGTCAACAGAATATTCTGTTTCCCAAGTACAAATGTTTGTATCAACATTTGATATTACTCCTTTTACATTACCGTTTTTTGTAGTAACTATAACAGATTGTCCTTTCTTAAATTCTGAAGTTTTCATTGCTCTTATCTTTTAATTGTTAGTATTATTGGTTTCTTTTAGTGTTGTAAAGATACTCATTATCAATGAGTTAACCAAAACAAAACAATCTAAAAACTTTTACTTAAACTTTGTTTAACTTATTGAGTAACAGTTGCTTAGTCTGTTAATCTGAATTCGTAAGCAAATACATAAGGATTGGATTGAAAAACTCCTTTGCCGGAAACTTTGTCTATCAGGACAGCAAAGGCTTCTTTGGGGTTCTTAAACCACTGGGAAGCGAAATAACCGTTTTCTCCATTCAAAAAGGCATCATAGGCGTAAATAAGTGGGGATTCATCAGATATTACCTCTTGCCTAACAATCCCCTCTTTCAAGCAATCTTCATCGGATATATCCTGCAAACGCTCTATTTTTACATTGGTTATCTTTATGTGATGCTTACAAGCATACGACTTAACGAACATTTTGTTATTCCATCCTGCGGAATTCTTCATGAGGCCACGAACGCTTAAATCTTTCGGATGCCTGTCTAGTGAGTCTGGGGAATAGCCTGAATCTTTGTAGCTTTGCGCAATGGCAATAATCTCCCCAACCTTGTACGATGAATTGTCAATAAAAAACTCTTTTTCATCATAATATTGTCGTGTCGTAGGTGTATTTTCAACACTTACGCTGTTGCAAAAATCATCGTAATCAGTCCATTTATCTAATAGTTTTTCACTTACAATCCTTCTCGTCATAGTCTTTCGACCATCCAATACAGCTTGGGTTAAGCCGAATTCATCTGAAAACATAATTTTCTTCATGATTATTCCTCCCATTCTACTCTAACTGTTGTTATGTATGTAACATCTTTTTCATTGACTTTCATACGCATGGCTTCTTCTTTTGATTTGTGAACCGCTCCAATACATCTTTCCATGAATGTTTCATATATATTTATCCATCCTTCTTTCTTTTCTCCCACCATGCATAAATCGGTAGGACTGTCTTTTTCTCCATCAGAAAATCGTCCTTTTTTAGTAAAAGAAGCGGGATATTCTTTGCCATCCTCGCCTTCAAGTAGAGCAACAATAGGGAATCTATTGTTATTTGCATCAAAACATACAATTCTAGCTCTAAATCCTTCTCTTGTGCATAGAGGCGCACCTGCTTTTGCTTTTTCTAAATCAAATGTTTTCATAATTTTGTATTTTATATTAGTTCAACTGCTTTCTGTATTCCAGCTTCCAATGCTTCTTCATAGGTATCCCACTGACCGCCATCGTTAGGACCGTCAAATATTCCATCGGTTATATGAGTTCCATTGTCAGCTTTGCATATATCATAGCCATAACCGCAAGCGTTTCTAATGATGGAAATATGTAGGTTATTTGTTTCACGAAGCCATTTCTGGGCTAATGATTGTGTTGGGAAATGATAATAGTTAAAGCCTTTTTGCAATAATATATTCAAAGTGTTTATCGGTATAAGTTTATCTTCCATTTTATTCCTCCTTTCCTTTAAAGTGTTCCATTAGCTCTTCTATGGAAGCCTTGTGAATTTCTCTGTTATATCTATTAAGATAATACTTAATAGTTTCATCGCACATTTCAACCCCACATTTAAACCATAAGTTCCCATCAGTAAAACATTGGTTCTTGTTAGTGTCATCCCTCAATGCGGCTATTGCAAGGAACAAAGTCTCATTAGTTCCGCAATGAATATACCCATTACATTGTTCAGGAGGAAATGGAACATCAATTCCAAACATCTCATCATTGTCTGTCGCTAAAAAATAATCGTTTATATACCTTTCATTTCCTATTTTATACCCTAAACGAACTAACTTATCTCGAAGCTCCGGTGTGTTTTTGAGTATAAACGCAGGTGTTGTAAATCCCATAGTTATTCGTTTTTAAGTTCTTTCAATACCTTTTTCACTATCTCATATCTATTAAACTTCCAATTAGTATAAATATCCTCTATGTGCTTGTCATATATGTATGAATACAATTGAGAACGAAAAGATTCTCCATCTAGCCCACTATCATCATAATCATCGTACATCATCAATTCATGAGCTACTTCATTACATTCTTGATGTGTGACGAAATCATACAAAGTCCTATCATAAACATTTGTCTGACGGACATACTTTTGTCCCGGCTGTATCTTGCAGGCACAAAAATCACATATATGCTCTTTCTTGGCTGTTGGATAGGTTTCTCTTAGTACTATTGGCATAATTAGTCTCCTTTCTATTTCAAAGTGTATTGAAAGCCTTCTTCTTTCAGTATGCTATCAATCAATCCATCTATTTCCTGATCGGATAGAAATTGCTTACCTGCATCCTTTTGCTTCCGAAGTTCAACTTTAAGCCTATTCTCTATCCTTTTCAACGCTGTACAAGTGTTCTTATCAGGATAATGCCAATCAATAGAACTGCGAATAATTGCTTTAATATGATCTAATTCTAGGCTATCTGGGCAATGTTCATTGAGAAAGTCTAAATCCTCTTTGATTAGTTTCTCATACGCCTCTTTACTTATCTTTATGCTCATATCTTATACTTTTTCCTTCTTTACCAATTCAACTTCTGTCGGCTCTTCATCTTCCCATTTTACTTCGGGAAATAGAGAAGAGTCAAGCTTATAGAAATCATGGGGATTGTCACTACATAATTGCCAACTTTCCGAATACTTCACGGGTTGCTTTTTATAAAGATACAAATCACCGTCCTTGTCTCTTGCTACATACATATTAGTCTCCTTTCTTTAGTTCTTTGATAAGAGCATCAGCTACTCTAATAGATCCAATCGCAATATCATTATAGGTTTCGCTATCATCATTCATTCCTAAAGCAATACAATACCCTTGCATAGCAGATTTTGCCAATTCATAACGTCTCTGTTCCCAATCAATAGTTTCAAAATCTTCAAAGAAGTCCAATTCTGACACTTTGAAATACCTACCTTTCACTAAGGCAGTACCATCATCATATAAATCCTCAATCTCCACAATTTCTCCGGTTGCTTTTATTCTTGCTTTCATATTTAGTCTCCTTTCTCTTTAATCCGTTCTAGTACATCTCTGTTGGCTTCCAGTATTTCATCAAAAGATGGTATTGGCATCCACGCAAGTACTTCACTAGAACCAAACACCATTCTTTTTTCGCCAATATAGAAAAGTTCTTGAATTTGCATTTCCCCTTCATATTCATAAAGGACTAAAACTTTTTCCTTATAGTTCGGCAATCGTTCTTCTACACTTATCCACGGTGATTGCTTGGTTCCAGCCTCATAACCTTTTGCATACACTTTTCGTAAATAGCCCTCTATTACACGAGGTTGGTTTATCCGGTTAGCCAATAGGCTTACTATATCTTTTAATATCATACTATTTATTGTTTAATTTTTCTTCAAACTCCGCAATGATGCAATCAGCATCACCGCCATGTACCCAGTTTTCTAAAACAGAGGAAAGGACCTCTATTGATTGCTTTGCATGCCATTCTGCACCAGCCATAAAATCTTTTTGCGTCTCTTTGTATAAAACACCTTTATCATCAGGATTATATAGCCCATCAGCGTATTTTTTTGCTGCTTCTTCTAATGTCTGTTTCATACTTTATGTTGTTTTATGTCAATTTATTATTGCTTTTTCTACCAATTCCTTAGAATATTTCTCAATCTTGTCTTGAGATAGCTTTCTGAATTCAGGAAAATTCACACGCATCCAATTTCTTATTTGCATACCTTCCCTCAATCCTACAGGATGAAACGGAATGTGTTTTCTATTGAAATTCAACCTTAGGATGGGGAAAACGCATCCTTTCAAACCTTTCAAGTGTCGGAAGTACCTTAGGTTTTCTTCCCCAAGGTACTTTTTAAGTGCATCAATGTGTTGTTGAGTAATCATAGCTTCAATCCATCAGCAGTAGGTTCTATAACTGTTCCCGTTGAAGGATCTTTACTTGATGGATAAGGATTATCAGTACCCAGTCGTTTCAAATCCATACCGAGCCACATAACAGCTTCTTGTAATTTTGTGATAGTAAGGCTACGTTCACGACTTACTGGAAGGTCTTTCACTTCTTGAATCTTAGCATCAATTTCTTGACGCAATCTTTTGTTTTCTACAACTTCTTGTTCAAATGTCATAATGTTTAAGGATTTTACAAAGCCCGTCCAAGGCTATTTAATTCGTTATTTTATCGTTTTACGGTTTTCTCTTAGTTCTTTTTCACTGACAATATTATTAGTTCTGTTACCAAGATTAGAAACAGTTGTTGTATTATTGGGCTTACAATACAAACACATTTGAGTAAAAGGTGAATATACTCTCCCACACTTCGGGCAAATCCATCCCTGCTGCCCGAACATTCCATTATATGGATTTACTGAACTTGATTCTGTTTTCATAATGATAGTCTTTTAATGTCATCTACTGATAGTTTGTCCTTATCTTTGGCATATTCAAAGAATCCTACTACAGGACATACACATTCGGGAATAGTATAATCATCAGTTTCAGGTAACGTTACCAATATACTAAGTCCTACACCATTGATATATTCGCAAGAAACAAAATTGTCAAAGTCGATATATCTTTGCGCCTCCTTAGCTATAATGTCACAATTCTTTCGATATTCATCATAGCTTTTGATAGTACTATTAATAAATTTATCTATATTCATTTCTGTTTTAGTTATTTAGTTACTATTGTTCTATCACTCCTTACCACTTTCATCTTAGGCTTCTTAAACTGTTTGTCGCATGATGTATAAGGAAGCCAATACGATCTATCTTCATATAAATACTGATCTATTGGAACAAGATGAAATAGCTCATTGTCAAAATCTACCCCTATCAGCATACACTCTATATCAACTTCAGGATGCTTCTGGTGATAGACGATAATTTCACTATGTCGATAGGAGTAATGAATAAATTGATTGCGGGTCATGATTAGATCATTTTTCGTTTTTAAGTTCCTCTAATATTTTATTTCTCCTGATAATCCCATACGATAATGTGGAAGGGGATTACGTATCTTCATTTTCGGCAGTTTCAGCTATATTCTTCAACTCTTCAAATGACGGAATCCAGCCGGTAGGCATAATCCCTGAAGCGTTAATATATTGTATGGCAACCTCATATTTCTGTTTCGCAATTTCAATCATGCTGTTAGCTAAATTGATATTGTTCTTTTTGTTTCCTACGTAATCAGGCACCGGTTCTTCCCGTTTGATCTTTGCGTTTTTCAAAAGAATAAGAACTTGGTTTATCTCCCGCAGATGGGTGACTGTAGAGGTAAAGGCGTAATGGTATTCACTGTATTTGCTCATATCTATTTTGTTTTACGCTAATCAAAAAGCACCGCCATCACAAGCAAATAAAATGGAATCTACAACTCTATATTTATCTATTCGACCATCTTCCGTTTCACATGAAGGATTTTCCTTGCTTCCTTTCAATATATTCAAATTACCGTCAGCAAAGAGTATGAGATTCTTAGGTTTCTTTCGGATTAACTTCTTCAGCTCTTTAATCCATTCCTCTTCTTTCTTCGTTAGTTTGATTATTTCCATAATGTCCCTTTCTATTTTGTTTTACGTTAACCTTCTACTGTTTTAAACAGAGTAACTATCTTAATCCATCTCTTACGCTCACCCAAAGTCTTTGCAGCTTCCATTTGAGCTTGTTGATAATGACAATGCGATTTGTCGAGAATGCCATCAAGCCAATATTTTTTTATATTCCTCTGTCCGGTAAGCTAATCTGAAGGTCTCCGTGAATAAAACGTTGTCTATTTCAAATTGAACAAAGAAGTTGTCTGTTTTAAGCATAGATGTTCCTTTCTAATTTGTTTTACGTTAATCAATTGCAGGTTCATACGTGTAGTATTTCCATCCTTTATAAGAGTTTTTCCAATTACAATAGTCTGATGCATCTTTTTCTTCAAAAAATACAGCTACGTTGTGTCCGTAACAGTCATACACTCTATATTTCTTCATATCTCTTTTGTCTTTAATATGGGTTTATACAATTTTTCAAAGCGTTCTCCCACTCATCCTCTGTTATTTGGATCATATCATCATAAAGATTAAATCCTATAATGTAACATCCTCTCTTATAGTTATTTTCGATATATTCACAATGAAAATATCGAGATTCTTTATCAAACATACCTTCAGGGGTTAGTTGAAATATCTTCTTTCCTTCCTTATACCACCTGTGAGGTATTTTCTTGTTGAAATGTTTTACAAAAGTGCTCATATTTAATTTGTTTTACGCAAATCCTTGATAATTCTTCAAGAACTTGCAAGGTTTTACTCTAATTGATTCGTATATACTTACCTGCGATATCGCAAGTTCTTAATATATCGGCATTATCTTCGCCGAAAGCGATTAGGATACTTCCGCAACCGGGCGAATCTCCACGAGTCCCATCAGGTCGGAAGAACCTAATCCGGTTACGTAGAAATTTCATAGCTGTTGCTTTTTCAAAGATGACATCTTGGAACATCTTACTATCGCAGCGGTTGAATAGTAGAGCGATGCCGTTACCGTGTTCTGCCAGACGTTTAACGAAACGTTCTATTAGAGGACGGGAGTAAGGTGGATTTAGCCAAACACGACCTACCCAATCTTTAGTTAATCCGTCATGGTTCTTGTTGTACATTTGTGTAGCTGTTTGCCAAAGCGGTTTAACCGGAGCGCATGGATCTAAATCGAACTTTCCCAATGCGTCTATAATTTCTTTTGGCGTGTACCATTCATCGGTGGTATTAACCGATTTCTCAAAGGTTGTATTCATTGAAAATATTTTAATTAATTGTATCCATCAAGTGGTCCGCTATCGCATACACCACCAGGTAAAATAAGATGTTCACTCCTAGGAGAAGGAGGATGTTTAGGAGTATTCTCATAACTAATCCAGCTTCTCGTTACTTTCGAAAATATGAGCAAACGTACTTTTTTCATCTGATAGATCGAGTCCAAGTTGTGAAGGGTGACGTTTGATGTAATTATAAAATGCGAACATCTTCTTGTCATCGTCACCGCAGCGGTCTACCAACAGCCGGATGAAAGCCAGAAGACAATCGGAGTCGTTTCCGAAGTTTTCCTGTGTGGAGAACTGTGTTTTATCCACATCTTGTTTCAATTTCCGGATCGCGGCTATTGCTGTGTTGAAATTGCGTTTCGCATCGTGGCGTAATTCATAGCCTTGCTTTCCCATTTCGCTTCTCAAATCATAGAGAAGGGTTTCTACGACATCTGTCAACACGTATGCTAGGTTGAGGGTCGTATTAAGATTTGTTGTTCCTACTAACATGATTTATTATACATTTTTCAATTCCACTTATGCGCCATGAACTTTTCGATGGCTGCTTTACTTTAGTGTACAACGAGCATCGTTTGCATATAGGCTTCAGATGCCTTCCGTCGTAATGAATACCGTTACAGATTACCGGATAACTTTGGAGTATCATCTGTTCGGTTATTGGCATTGTGATTTAGTAGGTAGATAACAGGCATGAGAATAGATTGAGTGAGCCTGTTGAGTACCACTTCTTTTTCAGTTAATTTTCTTCTTGTTTTCATTGCTCTTATATTTTATATGTTTCTGATTTACAGGTGTAAAGTTACTTGATTTGTAGCTTGTAAACAAACGTTACTTTTCTTATTTGCATAGCTTTAGATTAAATTACCCTGTTGCAAATCAGCTATTTCCTTCTGCTATTTCCTGTAAGGGGGATGAGATTGAAACTCTTGAATCGGTCAACAAGTCGATCAGCAAAACGCTTTTTAAATTCTTCTGCATCAAGATTGCTTGTTATGTGATACATCTTGCCAAATTGCTGGTAAATCTCATATCTTGCATATAAAAATTCATCTATCACACTGTTTAGACTAGTGCCATAACTTTTCTGATTCTCCGTTTCCAGCCCTATATCGTTCAAGCAGATATTAAACGGCTCCGGTTTAAACCCTTTCGATTGTCCTTCATTGAACGTATGTCGATCTATATGACCATTCATCTTGTAATAGTTCATCATTTGAGTAACCGATAGGTTCTCAAAAGTATTCGGGTTATGAGTCAATCGTAAATAATCAGAAAAAATCTGCATAAGCATCGTTTTACCGGTACCGGGTTCTCCGACAAGTAGCAGGTTTTTATGGATTTTGTAATCTTCATCTGGGAAAACCTGTTCTGCATACCGGCATCCATTGAAGTAGTAAAGCAGGAAAGACAACACCTTTGAGTTGTTTTCGTCTACTTCAAACTCTCTGAATTCACGTCCCATATAGTTATTCCCGATATACCTGATAAAATCACGATGGGCATAAAACTCATTGGGATTCGTCAAGTCATATTCAAAATCTTGAAGAATAGTCTTTCTGTGGCGCTCTATCAGATTCCCGATCTGCTCCTTTTTCAGCTTTGCTGCAAATGAATTTCTCTGTTGGACCTGTTGTAGTTGATCCGATAGTTCCTTTTCCAGAATTTCCATTTTTTGCCTTAGAAACGATTTCGTTATACTTCGAGTTAATATTAGCTACGCTAAAGTTATCCAGTAACCAACTATCCTTGACGGACGTGAGGAATACTTGGAGAGCGTACAACACAGAGGCATCATCAACGGGAATATGTCTTTGTTCCCGTGAAAATGTTAGCTTACGAAGCAACTGGGACATATTGCCGGCATCTTTGGCAGTCCAGTAATATTCTTCGCCAAAAGTATTTCTGAAATGTTCTTCAAAAGCCTTTCGAGCGTTAGCATTTAGGCTATTAGCCCGTTTAGGCTTTGCAGGATTGTCTTTAGCAATCTTTTCTTCAAGTTCCTTAATTCTGGCTAAAGCCTCATTCAAGGCATGATCTTTTTCAGAAATGACTTTTTCTAAATCCTCAACCCCCTTGGGGGGTATGGGGGGAATATTATTATTTTCTATTTCTTCTTCTATTTCTATTTTAGGAATGGATTGTTCCGTGATTAATCCGTGATTAATCCGTGATTGTTCCGTGATTTTAGATAAACCCTTAAATAGTAGCTCTTTAGGCACATTTACATCTTCAAAATTTGGCTTATTTATCTTTTGGTGCAGACTAAACTTAGGCAGATAATAGAATTCCTCACCGCGATATGAGAACAGACTAATAAATCCATTTCTTAGAATCTCCTGACAAATTTTCTCAAACTGTTGAATCTGTATTTGGTCAAAAGGAAATATTTTAGACTTTAACCAAACCATATCGGCACGGATTACCCCCAAGTCATCACAGAAGTTCCACATGCCTATATAGAGAAGTCGAGCATCCCTACTAATTTTAGCTATTTTGGAATCATCCCAGAATTGTGGTTTTATCATCCGATTTCTTGGCATATTAATAAGGTATTATCCATCCATAACATAATTCATGGTCAGTTATAAAAGAAGCTCTATATTTTCATTGTTTCTATTTGTGGAACTCGGAAACAACTACTCATACAGAGCTGACTTATATTTTCCTATACGAGAGTTCCACCAATCGCATCAATTATTTTCACGGTGTAAAACTAATCAAAAGTGACGTAAACTCAATCACTTTTGATCTATTATTTTTTCGTGATTAACTTTATTTTAATATCCAGTCTTATTTAACCGCAAAGCTTCCTTTTCATAACTCAATAGAGTACGTAATGCGTCTAACTGATGAGTTGCTGAAGCGTTAAGTCGATCTAGTCGATCCACTAAGAATGATTCGTTTTCTGCAATACTATCAAGTAGGGCGTTTTGTACTTTTGCAGACAAGCAGTTTTCCTGTGCTATCTTAATAATAGTGTTTTGTATTTCATCCGATTTTCTTTTGCGAAGCATTCTTTTAGCATCTGCAAGCATTTCACCGGTTCTTACTACATATACCATAGTAGCTGCAATCCTTTCCTGTATTTCTACAGGGTTGTTTTGGCATGTAATATTTAGGAATCCACTTATTTCTTCCATTTCTTGTATGATAGGGAGTAGGGGACAGTCGTTTATTTTACACGAGCCTGTACCATCATTTTTAGGGCAGTATTTACAGTTTATTTCCATAATGATGTAATATTAATCTTTAGGTGAAAATTCATATTTGAGCTCTTTATCGTCAAGTATGTATTTTTTGAATAACTCATTTGCATCTATTCCGTTATGTTCCAGATATAAGATGTAAGTATAAAAAAGAGCAGCTGCACTTCCTTCTGTCAAATACATATTCGTTTGGGTAGCGCGTCCGGAACTTTGAGGATTTTCTACCGATAACAGGTAGGCATCTTCTTCTGTATACGCAACGGTAACAAGACGGTGATCTGCAAATTCGCACCTAACCATATTATTGATTGCTACTTTTCTTGCAGATTCATTATCAAATCCAAGGGTAATTTCACCAATGTTTTTACTTTCTTCCATAAGAGGTACTATGCTTTTATAGAGTCGTTAATGTATGATGCCAACATTTCTCCTAATGTATGAAAACGTCTCAAACCTGCTAAAACAAGACTACCGCTCATTCCACTGTGACCTTGTTTAAAGAATAAAGATCGGCATATTTCAAATCTTTCCAACTCTTCTTTGGATGTATCATTCAATATCTCAATAAATGTCAACCAGCAGTCAAGTTCCATGCCATGATACAGGTCATTCAATCTGATAGGGACGATTTCATCCCAGTATTCTAAATGTTCTTCCGGGATGATGCCCCTTGCACGGTTTCTGTAATCTTCAGTTAATTGAGGAATTTTAGCTTTGAACTCCGCTTCCTTACGATCATACTCTTCATGCATTTTGCGGATATATCCATCGTGTTCCGCTTTTGACTTACCGGTCACTTTTATATACACTTCATCGAGAGAATCAGTAGAATACAACGTTTTCTCGTTAAATTCACCATAACATGGTGCATTGTCCTGCAATTCTTGATATGCTTTATCAAGATTGATTCCTGGGTAAAATTCAATCTTCTTCATTGGTTTCATTAAAATAATTAATCATATCTTCATATTCTTCACTGGATATTTCTTTATAGAAGGTGATAATACAAAATTCCAGAGAATCACCTTGCACAAACTTAAGTCTTTCAAGTATATTAAATCGTCCATTATCAGTGCAGCATACTGCATGACCTATTGTTTTACCACGTTGGTAAGTATAGTAATAGTACTTTTCCATTTTATTTCTCCTTCTTTAATTCTTTAATAAGAGCATCAGCAAATATAACTGCGGCACGTGCAATATTAGTTTGAATTTGTCTTTGACCATGCTCTGCTCCCTCACATAAAACCTGATGATAGAAATCTTCATTTGACATTATTGCAGTAACTGTTTCCTTTGCTATTTCATAACGTCTCTGTTCCCAATCAATATTATCAGACCTTTCTTGAAGTATTTCAACATCATCAAAACTTAATTCAATAGGATTACCGTAACTATCACACTTATCAAGTGTGACACGTGCGTAATCAGCAATATTGATAATTTCTCCAGTTTCTTTTACTCTTACTTTCATAACTATTCTTTAGTTTTAATACATCCGTTTTCAATACACCAGCAAAGCATCTCGTAGGCTGCATTCAATGGATTTTCTGCCAATTTAGAAACAAATGGTTCACATATTCCTATCTGATAACTTATACGCCAAGGTCCAGCAAAAGTAGATTCAATGTGCAGCTTATATTTTGCACCAAAGTCATTTATGTATCGCGGTAACTTGCCGAGAATATCCTGCAAGGTGTAAGTAGGAATTGATTCATACGACATAAACCCACAAGTTTGAAATGCCTTATGCAAGCTCAAAAACCATTTACCTTTTGATTTGTCATCAATACGGATTCCATGCGACACTCTCGCCCAATACATACTTGCATCACTTGTGTCCAATCTAAGTTCCTGTAAATGTTTCATCTGTTCGACTGATAATACTTGTTTTGATTTCATAGTTATTCCTCCTTATTTAAATCTTCACAATGCAACTTATAAGCATAGGCAAACATCTTCAAAGTAATAGGTTCAAAGTGAAAGTCTGCCTGCTTGCCCTCTACCACAACAGAGACACACAAATCTCCATCACAAAAATCAATATATGCCACAGCATCATCATTTCCCTTGATAGAAAGGGTTTGTGTCTGTACGCTATCCATGGTTCACCTCCTTCTCTTTAATCCGTTCTAGTACATCTCTGTTGGCTTCGAGTATATCATCGAAAGACGGAATAGGTAACCAGGCTTTTATTACGCCTTCATCGTAAAATAGATGAGGATAATCCCTAGTTGATACAAACTTATTCCATCTTTTAAAGAAATAAACTTTCTCAACGACATCACCGTCAGTAACAAAGTAACACCCATCCTCTTCCGGCAACCGCTCCTTAACGCTTATCCAAGGCGATTGCTTTGACTGCCATTGTGCACCTTGTCTGAATGCCTCTTTAACCAACCTCATTTCTAAGCTATTATCGTATTGGCATTCATAACAATCTTCTGCCGCTTCTTTTGCTGCTTCTTCCAATGTCTGTTTCATACTACTCTGTTTTACGATTTTCTCTTAATTTTTCTTCACTGACGGTCGTATTAGAAATTGTATTTGCATTATTGGGTTTGCAATACAAACACATTTGGGTAAAAGGTGAATATACCCTGCCACACTTCGGACAAATCCAACCTTGCTGCCCGAACACTCCGTTATACGGATTAACTGCGCTTGATTCTTGTTTCATAATTTGATATTTTAGTTATTTCTTATGATTAAGTCGTTTAATAGCGTCCTTTTTGGAATATGCCATAACTTTCTGTCCTTTTATGGTAAACTCTCTTAACTCTTTAACTGATGACTTAACTTTATAGTTAGGATTAAAAGTCATTCCTTCTTTACGATTCACAGAGTATGGATCGTTACTTTGTACTGCTGCGCACATCGCTGCTGTTGCCAGTAACATTTGCTTCATTTTACTCATATTCGAATATTTTTTAAGAACTATATATAACTTCAAACTCCCATAGAGCAAATATCTGATTATCATTAGTCTCTACCCGATTCCAATCAGGTATGATTTTCTTTACTTCAACTTTTTGCCCGTTCTTTAATAATCCGATCATTTTTCTATATTTATTAATTACAAAATCATTTTATACACTATTTTTCAACTCTATATTACCTCGAATAATCAAGGATGATAGTTGTTATTTCAAATTGTATGATTCACTTAGAACCACTTAAAACCGGTAAAACAGTGACAACCATTTTCAGATTGTCACTGTGTCGATTGGCATCAACTTAATGTGTGGGACGAATCCCCTGACACTACTTTCCTACTTAGTTAGCTCCCATTCGACTAGCGTAATCAAAGTGCTCGACCTGATTACGGGAAGAACGAGAAACCTTTAAGCTATTCGACAGCTCGATTTTCAACTTTTCGTTTTCAGCTTTTAACCGATAACACTCCGCTCTGTATTGAGAGCATTCTGTGAATGACTTTAACATTGCGAGGTATTGGCTTATTTCTACTTCAATCATTACTTTATAGTTTATATTATTATCTCATTATACTTCCATTTAGACGCTGTGTGGTTCTTATATAGTCATCCAGTAGTTCATGAAGGATGAAGTCCGGGTAAACATTGATTGTACCGAAACGCTCGATATTCACTTTGTTGACTGGATACCCTCTTTTCCTACATAAGCGTGCAGCATCATTGCTAAGCTTTGAAATGTCACTTACATAGATCGGCAATTTGTATCTTTGGATATATGATGACATTGTAGAACATCCATAGTTACCGATACACTTTGAAGACAACTTTTTTATTTCCTCTTCGAGTGCGCTTAATCTTAGCTCTGTATTTTTAAGCCTTTTTTCCTGTTCCACATTCGTTTGAGCTAGCTGAAGGATAAGTTCGGCTTGGCTCATTTCAACGGTTGAGTTCAAAATATTGTCCATTGCTCTAAATTTTAATGTTCTGATTACTCGGTTATCTCTCTAATTGAAAGTTCAGGGAATCTATCACCTTTCACGTGCATTGACATGACATACATATAGCAGAAATCAGCTGCCTGTTCGTATGTTTCGAACTTAAATGTTACGCTTGAACCTTTCTTAGAAACTTCGTATTTCATTGTTTTATGTTTTAAAGTGTTAGTTATATCTTAATCACCTACGTAGCGTGAACCGAATCTAGCAGTACTGTTTACATTGTAATAAGCTGATACTGGAATGTTCTTGTTATTGTAGCCTTCGTGCATTGTAGCCTTAGCAGCTTTGCTCATCGCTTCTTCTCTTTCTGCCAAGAATTTATCAGTTCTTTCCTTTACCGCTTCTACTGTGAAGTTAGCTTGGAGTTTTGCAAGTTTCCATGCTGACTTTAAACATTCACCAAAGGTCTTACCTTGCTTCTTACCTGAATACTTGTAGTTTCTGTGAGCGTTTTTCATTATCTCTGATAAATTGTAGCGTTTCATATTCTTTTTATTTATGAGTTATTTTTGATGATGTAAAACTACATTATAATGCCGTATTTACCAAACAAATACAGCATTTAATTACCTATTTAGCTTTAATTAACGATATTATAATATCGTACTATCATTAAAATACTACATTTGCATACATAAAACTTAATATTATGGAGCTAAGAGTAAAAGAAATTACAAAATCAAAGGGACTTACAATGCAGCAACTTTCTGAAAAGTTGGGAGTTACTCGTGATACATTAACAAGGAATGTGAACGGAAATCCTACCATTGAGACCCTTTCCAAAATAGCAACCGCATTAGAAGTACCTATATGGCAATTATTAGCGTCCCCGGAAGAGGTGCAGCTTCCCTCAAACGCCCATTCTATCAAATGCCCACACTGCGGAAACGAGTTCCCGGTTAGTGTGAATGTTGAACTTAAAACACGAGACGACTAAAAAATAAATAGTACTTCTATGGAAGCAAAAGAATTAAGGTTAGGAAACTATGTAAAGCTGTCGAAAGATCACCAGTACGTAGGAATTAAGATACCTGCCGGTACTATATGCAAAGTAGAAACTATCGAACCTAGCTCTTTGTACTTACAATGTCATGTAAATGGTGGAACTTTCTACGGTGAAGTTCCTATTTCTATGGTAGAACCTATTTCTCTCACAGAAGGATTGCTGTTAAAGTGCGGATTTAATGTCGAGTATTATGAATTCCAAATAAAAGAACAACGATTATTGACTATAGAAGATTTCTGGATACTATATAATACTCGTACTAACTTCTATGGAGTAATGCGCTCTAACAGAGTTTTTAAGCAAATAGAATATCTGAATCAACTCCAAAATATATACTTTAATTTGACTAGGATAGAGTTGGAAGTAATTCTATAATTAACATACATCTTTTTACGATATTAATATAAATGTAAAATTTAAATTCAATAGTATGAAAAAGCTCCTAATCGTATTAATGTTTATTGTACCACTCTTTGCAAATGCGCAAGAATATGGCAATTTGACATCTAAAGATTCATTGAATATAAACATGGATTCTTTACAGTCTGTTGTTGATTCTATAATGGAAGTCAAATTAAAAAAAGAGCAAATAACAACTATTGGTGGAATACCTTTTGGAATTTCCAGAGAAAAAGCCCTACCTGTATTAAGAAACAAATATGGGACGGAAGATTATCTTTCCGACAATAAAGACATAGTCTTTAAAAACATAAAATATGCCGGTGTAGATTTTAACTCCGTACATTTCCTTTTTCAATCAGATGGTATTAATAACTATTTTAATGCTTGCATATTTATCCTAAACGCAAAAACGGAAAAAGAAGCCATTGACAAACAAGAAGAAATGAGAGAACTTTTATCTAAAAAATACGATTTATCTTCTTTTAAGGATGACAATGGATTCGACTTATACGTTGGAGGTGTATCCCCATTATGGAACGGTCGTTGGAAATCGTTTTTAGAAGGAGGGTATGAAGGGGCTGTCCATATAGATATAATTAATTATAGCAAAGAAGTAGCAAAAAATGCTGGATTTGAATATTCTGTCCGTATAATTTATGGTCCTTTCGATTACGTAAAAGAAGAATTTTGAGTCTGAATGTATTAGAAATTACCGTCTGGATACTTGCTCTTATCGTGTCTATTATAGCCTTATTTATAAGTTGTACTGCAATGTATAGATGAATATAAGGGATGCAAATGCATCCCTTTATTTATATTAGCTAAGAATTAATAAGATTAATGATCCCTTGCCTGCCAATTCCGGTAATCTTTCTATGGTAGATAATATGACCATTGTCTGCAACCTCTTGCTTTATATCAAACCATTACTATTTAAAGTTATATTTAGACAGTATATACTTTATATCTTCATCAGATAAATGATACCATTCCCCACGTATATGCTTAATAGAAAAATAATCGTGAAGTTCTTTCTCAACCAATTTATCACATACTTTGAATAAAGAGATTGTCGGTTTTTCAGATTGCAACGTGCGTTCTCTTTTTTTAGGATTTACAGACTTCCCAATTTTTGTAAATCCTGTATTTTCATCTTTCATAAGATAAGTTTGGCATTTGCTTTTCTTATAAGAATGCTTTTTCTGTAATTTCAACGCCGTATTTGCACTCATTACAGCATCGCGTAACAACCAATAATATTTGTTACCAATAGATAAGCAATCAAGCAATAATATAAGTTTTTTACTAAATTCATCGTTTTTTGAATTATAGGCCATAGCCAACAATTCATAAACATTAAAAGAACATTCTCCTTCTTCGTCTTTATAAATTAATAATGGTTCTTCACTTGTTCCGGCTACTCTAACTTCACCAAACGATTCATTCTTAAAAATCTGAATGTTGTCCATAATAATGTCTTTTCGTTCGAGGACGTACCGCACTTCTTCATGCGGAGATAAAAAGGCGAAAGCCATGCAGGGGGTTGTGACCTACACAGCTTTCTATATCTTAATCCTCTGATTAATTCTAATTTTAATAAGTACAACCCAACGCATTGCAAATATAATAATAATTTTTAAAAGTGATTATACGATCAACAATCAACATATTCTTTTAACTATTTATGCTTTGCTTCTCAAATGAAATTGCTAACTTTGCATTAAAATGCATATATTTGAATATGCAATTATATAATTAGTAACCAAGAACCCTAAACAAAATGACAAAATTTGAACAACAAAAAATCATAGAAATAGTACTTTATATCCTTAATAAAACTGGGGGTATGGACTATTATCATTTGTTCAAGATATTATATTTTGCCAATCAACGAAGCTTGGTTGACTGGGGGCAACTGATGATAGCGGATAAATTTTGCGCTCTTCCCCATGGACCAGTACCAACAATTTTGTATAGTACAATACAAGGGCAAAAAAGCGTTCTTTCAAAAATGACAGATGATGTTCATGTTGTAGATTACTATCTATTATCTAAACGTGAACCTGATATGGATTATCTTTCACAATATGATAAAGACACTTTAGATTTATGCATTTCCAAATACGGGAAAATGAGTTTTAAGGAGTTGGAAAAAACTTCTCATACAACTTGTTGGCAAAAAGCGAGAGACAAAAAGGGAAATCATGTTATTGATCCGGGGGATATTGCCCTTGATGGAGGAGCTAATGATGAACTTGTAAAATATATTAATGATTCAATAGCATTTGATGAAACCTTCGGAAATTAAGATAGGAGATGTGTTTTGCGTTACGATGAACAAGGCCAATGGAGTAGTACCCAAACCCGGAGATGCCAGTCGTGATAAATTTTTTGTAGTACTTGGCTTTGATAACGATGGAAACGTTTATGGTGGTGTCATCTTTAACTCCTTTATTAATATGAATCTGCCACCTAATGTACGAGCAATGCAGCATCTTATAAAAGGGGAAAGTTATGATTTCCTTTCATATGATAGCTACATAGATTGTTCTTCAATTAAAATAGTAAAGAAGAACAAACTTCTTAAAAGTACTAGTTTAGGCACATTGGAGGAGAAAGATATTACTCTTGTTTGTGATAAGATAAAGAGTAATTCTCGAATCAATAAAGCCGAATTAAAAAGATTCGGACTAATTGATAAATAAAGCCAGACATTACATCTGGCTTTATTTATTCCAATGCAGTAATAAGGCAGATTAAAAGCTGAAAACAAAATGTCAAAGAACGATTTGCCGAATAGGAGCTGAGCCAATCGACACAGGTTTTATTTGTCTAAACCAATTTGTCTGGACAGCATCTCGCATAAAGCTTCTAGCTGTCCCAATATATATGGTTTTATATCCTCACTACAGTTACTTGTAAATGCAACAAGATTCTCTGATAGCTTATGCCATTCTTCTAACTCATTCGGTTTCATAAGTCTCAATCTTTAAAATTTGCGAAACAACCATAACTACATGTTATTCAAATAATCAGTTACCACTTTAATGAAATCGTCAAGAGAACGGCAGACAACATATTTATTCCCAGCCGCTTCACATTCCTTTTGCCATTCTTTTTGTACTGTTCTTTGGTACTCACCTGGCTTTTTCATTTCTATACACAAAGCACCGTAGAAACGATTACTTTTAAGAAGTATCAGATCTGCAACTCCCGAAAGCATCCCTTCTTCTTTCATGTATGCCCCGTTTCTAGCACTTCTTCTTGCTGCATTAGGAACAGCAAATAAGATGTTTCTTAATTGGGGGTATTGGAGGCGAAACCATCTAATACAAGATGCTTGTATCTTATGTTCTTCACTTTTCGGCTTTCTACGAATATTGGTTCCGCAATATTTAGCTTTCATTTCTTCGTATGTCATAATACCCTAGCAAGTTTAAAATCAAGCAACATCAATAACTCATTGAATTTCTCTTCATACCAAAGCGGCTGTGTTTCTTTGGGATTATTAGGGTTGACTTGGTTCTCACCATACGACAGACCGGATTCGGTTATGGATTTGAAATACTTATCTCTACCTTTTGATGACTTCCTTTTCATATCACATAAGATACCTTTCTGAATCGCTCTTTGATTAAACGCCTGTGCGCTGATAGACAAACCCGCTTCTTTGAGCAATTCAGTAGCGGATTTAAGTATCCCATGTGACGGAGTATAATCAGGTGTCGGAAGTCCAAGAGGTGCAGCTACTTTACTAATTAAAGACAATTTAGAAGAATCATTTAGATTAAGCACTTCACTTACGCCTTTTACCCATTCAAGACCAACACGGACTTTAGTTGTTAGTGATGGTTCACGTTTAGTACTTTTCTTTTCTTCTACAATTTTTTGAGTGGCAAATTCTTCACAATTGATGAAATACTTTCTTGCTTGCTTCCCACGTACGTTATTCTCAATCATGGAAAGTTCTTTCGCCATGCTGATTGAGAGAGCGTATTCTATTGAGGGACGCCCTCCTTTGGAGTTTTCGCCAAAATTGTTGAAAACCTGATAGTCTTGATTCTCAATAAAATCATACTTATCAATGCGGTCTTTAATCCAATTAGAAAAATCTCTCTTACTTTCAAGAAACGCATGTAAATCACGTGCGTTAACGGCTCTTTGACCGTTATTTTCTCTGATAGGAATAAGTTCTCCCATATTATAAAATTCTGCCATAATTATAACTTATTTATTCTTTATAGTAAATTCGTAGTAGATAGCTTATCACATAGAGAGGAACAAATAACACTCATCGTTCCTCTCTTTTAAACTAGTCTTCAATTATCGCCCAATCTGGCAAATATTCTTCACTGTTAATCATCTCCATTTGTGTCCGATTTATTGTTAGGGATTACTTTTGTTTTACCGCCAGTTTTATCAACAATAACCGGTTTGCCACCTACAGTGGTTTCGGTACATTGCCCTTCAGGGAACTTATTAATAAAGCGAACAACTTCTTTATCTTCTGTTGCATTACTTTCTTCTTTGGCTTCATAAGGGAATACATCTACAATCGAAGTTTCAGCTACCATACCGATCTGATAATCTGCCATTGTCCCCTTCATGCCTTCATCTAACTTTTTGACTGCGTCGCGCAAGTCGGCAGCTTGTACCAATACTTGAGTGGAAGTCTTTTTTTCAGCACCGCTTTTTTCATCCAGAGTGATGAAAATAAGTTTGCATTTGAACCAACGGTCGGCACTTTCTTCGTCGCTGGGGAAAAGTTCGCTATAGTTAGCGCGTTTGATGTCGGAAACGGTAAATTCTCCTGTTATAAATGGAGTCATTTCTTCGATGATGCGTGCCTCTGCTTCTGTAAAACTAAGTGCATCTACCAAATAAGGTTCCGTCACTTTCTTCTGCATTCCGTTTTCCATTACTTTTTCATAACGGATTTTACATTCAAACCATGTATGCATTGCCATAATTAATCCTCCTTTAAATTTTTGATACTATCTTCAAGCATTTCATTTAAGCATGTTCCACCATTGTAGAATTGCATAATGTAGCTGTACGTCCCGTCATTGTTAGGAGTAAGGATTGAAATGTCCTGTGTATCCTCTTCTTCCTTGTCCTCAATGACTTCCCAAAGAACATCGTTGACCTCAATCACAATAGCTGGATAGGGATCATTTAACAATGCTTCTTTATAAGTCTTATAATATGCCCCTAACTCTATTTTAAGAGTCTTGCATTTCTGTTCACACCACCCTTCGACAGTATAATTATTCAAATCGACTTTCTTAATTTTGCCAATATGTCTTTCCATTTCACTCATAATTAACTTTCTTTTTTTACAATTTTACTAATCAAATTCTTTTTCCCGTTTTTTACGTCTACGATAAAAATCTAATATTGCGTCATCTCTGTCATTGAACATCCTTTTCGAGATCTTAACAATGATCCAAATGGATATAGCGAGTACAGCAATAAATAATATTCCACCAACAACCATATAGATACGTACTAAGTCTGTTAGTCCAGATTGGTTTAAATAATCAATTAGATCTTTCATTTCTATTTTTCTTTTTTCATGATGATTAAGCTAAAGGATGAACTCTTTACCAAAGGATTTCTCCAGTATCGTTTTTAGTTCATCGGAACCATTTTTGTACAGCTCCATGTCTTTTTTTTCACTGATTTGTAATATCCTCATTTTTTATTTTCTTTTTAAGTTTTTTACTCGTTTTCCTACATTGGCGAGCCTTATCTTGCTCACATGGTTTCTTGCAATATTTATCAATTAATTCAGCACTCTTATCAAGGAGCCGAATAAGATTTTGTATATCTGTTTTGCATACTTCCATTGCTTTTAAGTATATGTTTGAGAATCCAAGAGAAACCACCATATAGCCATCTATTCTGTTTACACAATAATAACCTATCACCTTTGGGATAGAATATAACCCACCCAAATCCTTTCTTAGAAACAATGAATTCGAATCCAAAATCATTTCGTTGAATAACGTCATATCCTAAAGATTTGATAGCGGGAAGGATTGTGTTTACAAATTGACTATAACGTTCTTCTCTTCGCTGTTTTACAAATTGTCCGTATTCTTTTCCTGTTTCACTCATGGCAAATCTATTTTATCAAAATCAATACCTTTTTCATTCATAAAATCACCAAGAGCAATGATGTTCTCACGGGTAGTAGTAACTTTGAACGCTCTCGTCAATAATTCAGGTTGTTGTGTCCTGGATTGACTAAAAGGTACTTGTTCGTCAGCTTTTTGATTTGCCATCGCAAACGGATTGACCGGACGTGTTTTGGCTTGTTCTGCTTCAACAGCTTTACGAGCTTCTTCCGCTTGTTGCTTTTCTTGTTCCGCTCTAATCTTAGCTTCTTCTGCTGCCTTAGCCCGTTCGCGTTGTTCTTTCAGGCGGTTTGCGTATTGAATAGTAGAAGCGATATTAAGCGTGTCCATATAATAAGTGCGGAGAACATCATAGTCTTCGACAAAACCTTTCAGCGTAGATAGCTCGTTTTCAACCTTAGCAAATATGGCATCAATATCCGAACAAACAGACTTCATGCTTGCAGTCTTGTTCAGCCATTCCGGTTTAAACACCTTGTTGAAGTCCACGAGATTGGTGTTCATGCCATCAAAATAGGTTTTAATGTTTGCTTTCTTCTTTTCCTTATATTGCTGCTCGTTCTGTTTGACTACAGTATCAATCTTAGCGGAGCATTCACCAATGAGCTTCACCGTTTCGTTTACTACCTCCTTGAATTCTCCAAAAGGTTTCATAAACTCCTTCTCTATTTCAAGGCGTTTGGAGTTGAGAGCTTTTGCAGCTTTGTTGAGAGAGGCTTTATCTCTCTTTGCCTGATCGATATTGTCATCCGTGTAGTTGGATATATCATACTTCGGCAAATTCGCCATTACAATATCTCTGATTTGCTTTGCGTTGGTAGTAAGACTACCTAGCGTCTTTTCACTTACGACCAGTTCTAGGTCGCTTTCTTGAATTGCTAATTGTGTATCCATTGCTCTATTTTTTATTTAGTTTATCAACAATACGTTCTATTACCTCTGCATTATCTACCGAAAGCCATTCTTTAGCGACATTCCAAGCTATACTTTTAGATGCTTTGAAATTGTCAATGCGTGTAGAATGATGCGACAAACGTCCTTCGGTAGGCTTCAATCCTTTGTCGTGAAGTTCGCATAAGCCATTGTGAAAGAACGAACAATAATCATCGCCCGATGCAATTTGGATCATAGGAATTGGAATATCAATAACTCCCATTATCATTCCGGCTCCCCAAAGAGTGGGGAGTAACCGGTCGGAATAACCTGAATCTATTAATTTCTCAATATCCTGCGGAGTTCCTAAACATGGAGTATGACATTGCATTTTACATAATGAACATTTACATTCACATGGTTTTCTACCTGTCTTTCGTATAATACGTTGGAGTTGAGTCTCTTTTATTAATAGGTCACCCATTATTCTATATCAGCTATTTGGTTAATAATATCGTCTGCCATACGAATGCGTTTCTCCATTTCAGCGAAGACTTTTTCATCAGGTAATATGTGTACAATATGAATAGGATCTATTTGAAAAGGATTATAAACGACAAAATCAGTTCTTTGTGCTCCAGTGCACATCATGTGAGCACAGCATTGGTAGAAGTATTTAGGATTCATTTCTAACAATGAGTCATTGTCATGAACATCAGATTTGTATCTCATAAATTTGCTCTGGTCAAGGCATTTGATTTCCAAACATAATTTGATTTGGCTATCTTCATCATAAAAGAAACCATCAGGACTACTCGCGAAATTAGGAATAGTAGGATGTTTGCATGAACCGACTTCTATAATATGCAAGCCAGTTTTTTTAGCATAAAGATTACGCGCATATTCCTCTTGCTCATTACCCCACTGCATTGCTTTGGAGTTTACATTTACTTGTTGCAAGTATATCCCGAATGTATAATCATCATTTATAATATCGGGATCCATAAATCTTTCACCTGCAATTTGATAAATATAAGTTTTGGCGGCATCTGAAAAGCGGTCATTACGACCACTCTTCATTAATACTCCGCATTCACTTCCTGTGATACAGCCTAATCGTTTTCTGTACCATTCAATTGTATGTTGGGCTTCCATTATAATAATGTTTTTTGAACCGGTTTGTCATTCGTGTTATTTTGAGGTTGATTTACAGGTTGATCTGGTTTAGGTTGTTCTTCTACTCCTGCATTTTTAAGAGCAATTTCGGCAAGTTTATTAGCTTTAGATTCTTTATCTGTGACATCCTCATATTCGGCAAACTTAACTTCTTGCTCTTCCTGTGTGTACATTGCGCCCAGTTGAGCTGGGAAAGCTTCGCGTAATGCCTGAACTTTGGCAATCTTGGAAATCATGGTGGATTTTTTTTCATTCCATATAGATTGCTTTTTGTCGTATTCGGAAAGGTTGACTTTTGCTACAATCGGAAATTTTCGGTCAGACCGGTAAACTTCGCACCATCCTCCTACAAGTACATCTGTTTTTTCATTATAGAAACAGCCTTCTACTTCTACAATCTGATTGTCTCTGATAATAATGATACCCGCCTTGAAGCCCTCGTATTGTTCACTGGCATCAGCACGTTTGAAAAATGCTTCTTTGCTGACAATCATCTGTGCTGGTTGTTGTCCGAACTTAACTAGAAATGCTTCGTTTAAGAATGGATTAAGCTGGTTGAATTTACAAATACTAATGAACTGAACAATATCTTGATCGGATACCTGTCCGTTGCCTTTAGTCAAATAGTTACGTACAATATCAAATGATAATGCCACGTCGTTACCCGCAACTTGATAAATGGTTTTGCCTTTACCAAATATTGCCAATGCATCATTTTCCTGTTTTGTTAATTTGTTTTCTTCCATTGCTCAAATATTTTAAAGTTTAACAATATCTCGCCAGCCCTTGCATTAGGCAAAGGCTAGTTCTCTCTTCTTCTAAGCTTTTTTCTGTATATCCTGATGAAATACCAGAAGCGTGCAATTTTAATCTCTTGTTGATTTCTTTTTTGACATCGGATATGTCTTCCTTGATAAGCTGGATTATTTCTGCTTTCGGTGAATATCCATATTCAGGAAGATATTCAAGGTTGCTAGATTCCACCTTTTTTAACTCGGATTCTAATTGCTGTAATTCATCATTCATGGAATTCTGATTTGAAAGTTTCATACGTGATACCGATAGCGTCAAGTATTTCTCTTAATCTTCTGTTTTCTTTTTCCTTGTTTTCAAGAAGACATTGTTCATACATAATTTTATATGTAAGTGAAGCTAGGTCTTCATGACTCATTGCTAGTAATTCTTCTTTTGTTTTCATTGCTCTTATGTACGCTTTATATGTACTTTACTTTTACCTCATTTCCGCAACTCTTTTATCCTCTCATGACACGACAGTTTTTTTGCGATTT